AATTCAATACAAAAGAACTTGCAGATAGTTTCAGAAATTACTTGAACAATTCTGATATTCTGAAGTTTTCCGTTCATTTGGAAAAAATAAATCAAACAAATAACCCTGGTGATTTCAGGTTTTTCCCGGAAAGTGATTTGCCTTGGTCAGAAAAAAATCTTCAAGAAAAAATTGGATTAACTGACGAAGAAATGGGTCTTATAAAAAAAGTCTTGAAAAGTTACGAAAAAAAATAAAAATAGCCCCGTAATTCCGGGGCTTTTTAATTGGCTAATTATGTATGCACAAAACATACAAAGATTTGATTAAAGAAGTAAGAAAAGAAATACGTTTCAAAGGTTATGATAATTATTATGAACTGCACCACGTTATACCATTAAACGACGGTGGTAAAGACGAAGAAAAAAATCTTATTTTATTCAAAATCCTGGAACATTGTGAAGCCCATTTCCTTTATGCAATAGAACATAAATCTGACAATCATGCATACCATGCTAATCTTAATTCTGCTTGGATTATTCTATATGGAAAAAGAAAAAAGCCCCCAGTCGATAAAGAAGAACGACTAAGGGCTTTCTTGGAAAATCCGGATTATGACTTCATAAAAAAATTGGAAGCTCACCGGAAAAAAATCGCCGAAAAAAAGAAATTACCGTTCAAAAAACGTGATACGCTGCACACATGGATTACCAACGGCTCTGAAAACAAAAAGGTTTCGAACTCAGAGCTTGATAATTATTTCAAGAACGGATGGCGAAAAGGTTACACTAAGCGGCACTGACGGATTTCTTAAACATTTCATAAACGTCATATACATCATATTCGAGATTATCTACAACAGGTTTAACATTCTCTTTAATAAACTGGTAGTTCATCCACACACCACGATACCAACAGTTTGCATTTGTAGTATTTGGTCCAGTAGAAATAATTTCCCTGTCATTTTTATCAAAGAGATGATAAATCCTTGGGTCAAGACCATCCTGCTTGTATTTTACTACGTGCTGAAACAACGGCTCGAACGCAAATACATATATACTGCCTTTCTTTGTATTCTCATCAATCATCTGCAATACGTCTGCCGGTCTATGATATTTCTCTACCAAGAACTTTTCAATGCGACCACCATTAATCCTACCAGATTTTTTCTTGAAAAACTCTTTGTTTAGAACATCTGAAAAATCAATAGCCGGCTCTGAACGCTTATGTTTAAGTACCATTGTGGAACACTGTACTTTCGTAGCTTCTGGACTCGAACCCTCTTTAACCGTATAGCCTTTACACTGATAATCGTGCCAGTTCACATTTCGGTCGGCGGCGGCGGTGTCCGTAGGCTTAGATGTTATCAAACCGAAGCTATCCCATTCATACTTTAAAAACTTCTCAACTGCTGCACCCTTTGCAGATGGAGTATCTTGACTAGCGTGAAAACTCAATCCAACGTAAAAAACTTTTGGGTCTTCCGTATACATATCTTTAATCCACTGTGTCATGTCTTTAACACTAGATTCTACTTCTTCTTCGATTTCATTTCTCGTCATTTTATATACACCTTTAATTTTATTAATGATTAAAATATATTAATTATTTTATGCCACGGTGAAAGCCTTGCAACATATAATCACCTACATTCTCTTCACGTACTTTCAAAGCCTTACCATCTTTACTGACCCAAGCCATCTTTGGCTGTTTTATCCCTTTACGACTCGTAGAAGTTCCCGGCCTTTTTCCTTTATTCCAACCGTCACTAAGGTATCTTTCTAATTCATCTTTCTTTATTTCTTTACATGAAACGTCACCTTTCCATACATAACAACTATTCTTTCTACGCTCTGACACGGATTTTCTAAATTCTTCTGTATGTGAATTAACCGGTATGTTTTTAGAACGCCCCATAACATAGCCATCTGGTATTGTTTCAGTTGCAAGTATTAATTTATCATTTGAACCATTCGTTATCCAAATGTGCTTTTCTTTCGGACCGTGTTGACCATTATTATTCCTGATACGAAGCTCACGGTCTTCTGGTCTATTCCACGATGTTTTTGTTTGTTCCGCCTTTAATTTCTTGTATTCTTCCTTTTTTTGTGATAGATACTGAGCTTCGTGTTCTTTGCAACAAGCAAAAGATTCATCCGAATTTGCATTATGACAAATAGGGCAGTCTTTAAGTTGAACATACCCCATTTGCAGATACTTAAATATACTCTTTTCTGTTACAAAACTCGGATACCTTGTATTAAGAGCCATCCAATAATGTGGATGTTTTTTTATAGCTCTTTCCTTCCTTGGTTGACCTTTTAAACTTAATTTTATAGTCTCTAATAGTTTTTCATTGTCTTTATTACTTAACCAGTCTGAAATGTAGATACTTCTAATTTCTGACCCCATTGTTTTCCCATGAATTATTAACCACGCAGAATTAAGATTTGCATAATAAAGCTTTTTATTCCATTCATGCTCTAAAGCAAATAGATAATGTGCCTCAACGTGTTCCCCTACTTTTAAAAAAACAAGATTATCTGGGCTATCGTCACCACCCATGTTTTTAGGAAGAATATGGTGTAATTCAAGGTATTCATACGAGTCACGATTCCAATTTCTTTCTTTCGCAAACTTTATTAATTCATTATAAGTTCTATACATAAAAATAGCCTACTCCTTAGTATTTATATTAACACTAATTAGTAGGCTATTAACAAATGTGGTTATTACATTTTACTCTTGTGCCATTGTAACGAATGTAAGAACTACATAATCACTGTAAGGATAAACCTTAACTTTTACTGTAATCATGAACTTACGTGCAGCCTTTGTCTGTGGTGTGTTGACACTAGCGATATCAACTGTTGCTTCTGCCCAAATTGGGTCAGTACCGGTAATACGTTTGTCCAAGATAGCCTGAACTTGTTTTGTACGAATGTTATACCAGTAATCGCTGATACGTTTGTGTACCTGGTCAACCATGACCTTATCACGGATTTCACGTTTACACAAGTCAAATGACATTGAGTGTCCGAGGTAAGACCAGTCAGTTACACTTGATGGGTCCTGAGTAGATTTCTGACCTTGAATCATCAATCCGTTCTTTGCATCGTATGTAATTGGGTTAAGACCCTTTTCATCCAAGATTCTCAAAGCGTCGTCTGAGAAATCCCATTTCTTGTCAAGAACTGCTCTTGAAAGAACACCACCAAGTCCGGCACTGTCGTTAGTTCCGGCAGGAGCCATACCACCGAGTTTCTTTTCCATAATGCGGGCAAGGTTTACACCTACGTCACCGATTGGCTGACACCAGTAATATTTTCCTGTGTATGTATCATACATCTTGAATTCACCAATGTACTGTGCAGTACCTTTTGAACGACCAGCTACTACGATAGTTTCTGGCTTGTTGAACTCAGATTTGTTGATAATCTTTGGTGAAATGATTGTACAAGTATCGTGATAAACAGTACGCAAGCTCATAAGCTTAGATTTGAATGTTTCCTGTCCAGAACATTCCATAAAAATCAAAGCGTCGTCGTAGCAGTTCTGTTGTGCTTCTACGATACCGTCGTTAATTGCAGCAGCGAATACAGATTCAACTGTTGTATCCTGGTCACCTGGAAGTGCATTCTTTGTCCAAGAACATCCGATAGTTCCTGCGTCAATGTTAGCCTGAATAGCGTTTGTCATTGTACGCTGACCCTTGATTGTGAATGTCTTAACGTCCTGTGCAGGTCCAATTGGGTCTACAATCTTTTCTTCTGTGAAGAATCCCTTGTCGTTGATTACGCCAAGTTCATCGAATGTATGGACTGGAACAACTTCAATGAATGAAGCGTCACTTGGGGAAAGAACATTTGGCCAGTAAATGTTTGCACCGTCTGCGCTAACACCAGTTTCAGAAAGGGAACCAGTGAACTCACCACCAGACATGTATGAACCCGGATAAACCTGTTCTTTACAAGAAAGTGTGATTGTGTTATAGTTAATGTCAGACTGGAGTCCGTATGTTCCACCAAGAGAACGTTTGTAAGAAGTATGGCTATACTTTCCTACTTTACCAGTTGATGCAATGTACCAGATTGTGTTTACACAAGAAGCGTGAACATATCCCTCGGCAATGTTATCGCCTTTTATATTCAAGATTTCTGTATCAACATCGTCTGAATAAGCAATGCCCTCAGAAGAAGACATAAGCGGACCAGAAATGAATATATTCTTTGTTTTATAATCTGGTGTTACATCTGTCCATTTGCCAGTATTAGGGTCATACTGATACAATGAATGAAGGTTTGTAGCTTCTGGAGCTGTCCAAGCCATAGCAGAAACATCAGAAATAACGTCGATAATATATTTATCGTTTGAAGCTGCCAAGTCTTTAAGGAAGTCACTAGCGTATGCACCAGTTGTCTTTGTCTTTGTACAGTTATTTGGGTATTCCAAACCAACGTAGTGTGAAGTAGTTGCAGATTCTTCAACAGAAACGAAGTCTTCTTTGAGAATGTATTTTACGTTAAGGTCGTAAAGATACTTGTCGTAACCGATGTTACTGATTGTGATAGAAGTAGGTGTTTCGTTTGGTGATTTCTGGGAAATACGCATGAAACAGTCATTCTTAATGTTTACACGATAGAACAAGCGGTCTACGATACCTACTACTGGTGAACAAGGCCAAGTAGTTGTAGAAGAACCGTCAGTTACTTTAAGCTCGAACTTCTGACCATTTGAACCTGCTTTAATAAGATATTTAACAAGGTCTTCACCAGTCAACTTACTGATGCTCTGGTCTACCAACTGCAATGTTTCATTGATTTTTGAATTACCCTCAGCGTCTGTTACAACTGCCTTAGAGTAGTCAAAAAGCTTCATGAAGTTCATGAAGTGAATGTCTTTTGTAGCAGCAGTGTTGCTTGCACCTACGAATACTGTGTTGCCTGCATCGTCTGTTGTTGTGCTCTTTGCACCAAGAACGATTGTATATCCACTGTTTGTAAGTTTGTAATAACCAATCTGTGTATCTGTAACGTCAGCGTCGTCAACTACTGGGTAGATTTTACCATTGTCGAAGTGGTAAACCATTTCTGTTCCTGCATCGATACCAGTTCCAGAATCTTCCCAACACTTAAAGTTCATGTAATTGAGCTTTGAAATAAGTGAAGGGCTTACGTTTGTAAGCTGGATGATACCTTGTGAGTCTGATGTAAGGTTAATCTTTGGAACGTCCCACTGTGAATCAGTAAGAGAGCTGTCAAAGTCAGATGTTTCGAAACCTGGGTAAACCTGAACTTCAAAACTTGGATTGTCTTTATCGTCTACACGCCAGTAGTCATACATAGATTTTGATGTCAAGTATACACCACCGTAGTATGATGGGTAATTCTGTGCAGTTCCCGGAGGTGCAGAAATGTAAAGACCATATTCTGTATTGAAAGCGATAGCTTCATACAAGTCAGGCCAGTTAGCAGTCTGCAAACCTATCATGGCGTTAATAGTCTTTTCATTTCCGTAAGGGAAGTATGTAGCTTCTGTTGTACCTTTTGGGGCACGACAAATCATATATCCCTTAATAGGAGCTTCAACTGTAGAAGTTGTAAAAGACTCGTCAACGTCTATAAATATCAAACGGAATGACTTCATATTTTGTTTATCTCCTTATAAAGTTTCTAATTTTAGTCTTAATCAATTAGTAGTATTTAAGCACGAAATCGGCGAAATCCAATTATAGCGTAACTTACTAAATTGCTTAATAAATTAGTTGATTATTTATGTAAGAAGATAAACAAAAAGCCAGGAAATTTCCTGGCTTCGTCGTAATTAGGCATACTTTGCTTTTTCTTTTTTAATTTTTTCCTTTACCAAAGGTGGCGTTACGTCCTCTAATACGCCGTCTGAATTACGTTTATAGATACGTTGGTTGCTACTGCCCCGTAATTTAAGAGTTATATCACGAAGCTCCTGTACAAACCGACCCTCAATAAGATAATCAACCTGGCTTAACGCCAAATCAATGTTTTCATCTCCTGCTTCACGCAGTTCTTCAATAGTATATCCAGACCAAAGGTATATCTTAATTGTAGGACACTTTGATTTAATGCGATTTATTAAATAAGCTACCCCTTCACGATTCCAAGGCGCCATAGGTTCTCCCCCAAGTATAGAAAAACATCTTTCCATTCCGTTCCTGTGGATAGCTCTAAGAATACGAGTCGTAAGACCGTCAAGGTCTGTACATTCTTCACCAGTATCTAGCCCCCAATACTGTGAATTATGACAACCAGGACAGTGGTGTGGGCAACCAGCAGTCCATAGTGATACTGCGAACCCATCATCTGAATCTACTATGTCATTTGTCTTTAAAGCGGCTATTCTCATTTAAACAATATTAACCCCCATTTCACAAAAGACTAAAAAAGCCAACCAACTAAGGTCTAATCCGTCATTGGTTAGCTTATTAAATTAGTAGTATGTAGGACTTTCTAGTTAGGCTTCTTGGTCACTGGTATTGTTCCAGTCTACAAGGCTTTCACTATGCTTGTATCTGTGCTTTACTTCGTCCTGCTTTCCTAAATTGAATGCAGTTTCGTAGTCGCCCGTCAAATACCCGGTAACACGACGCAATCTCTGAATTACCTTCTTACCTGGTGTATCACGTGCCCCACAAACTGGGCATTCGTTATCAATACTTCCTTGATATCCACAGCAAGTACAGGTATCTGCCGGAACGTTTATAGCAAAGTACGGAATGTCTTTTTCCATAGCGTAATCGACAATCTGTTCCAAAGCTTTAAGATTGTTCTGTGTACGGTCGTCAAGTTCTACGTATGTAATACAGCCTGCTGAACTGTAACCAGTCAACTGACTTTCAATGTCAATCTTTTCGAATGGGTCAACCTTCTTCCATACAGGTACGTGCATACTGTTTGTAAAGAACTCTCTATGGTCTTTTACATCAGAATCTTCTTTTCCTTCTATGTCAGAATAAGTTACATTCTTAATCTCACCATACTTCTTCTTGAACTTCTTGAAGGCAGTGAAACAAAGGTTTTCTGCTGGTGTATAATAAACACCAAAGTTCAATTTATAATGCTCTTTATATTCGGCACACTTATCTTTGAACAACTGTTCAATCTGTTTTGCAAGTGCCATACCCCTTTCTTCTGTCTGGTCACAACCAATAAGAATCTGCAGTGTTTCTGCCAAGCCAAGCTGTCCTATAGCAAGTGTGCCGTGCTTCAATGCGGAACGAATACCCTCTGATTCCTTATAGCCATACATTGTACCATTTTCGTACATAAACTTTGCAGAAGCTGAGTTTTGTGCGCAAATCCAGTTGAAACGTTCAATAAGCTCGTCTTTACAATCACCAATAGCTTTTTCCAGAATATCCATAAAGTAATCTACTACGTATTCTGGATTCTTCTTAGCCTTTTTCTTAGCTTCCATAGCCAATGTAGGCATAATGATTGTTGCAGGGCAGATGTTTCCACGTCCGTCTTTCTGCTGACCAGTTGACAAGAAGTTGCTTGTAGGAAGATTACCGGCAATTACGTTATTTACTTCTTCAACCCAAGAATCATACCAGTTGATATCAAATCCATTTGCGGTTCTACACATGTTCCCCTATGTCACCATAGGCACTGACTATATCTTCTACGTTTCCGTAGTCTTCCGCTTCGAACTGGTGCTTATCTCCAGTCCTACTCCGTTACATTCATCACGGATAGTCGATACACTTTTAAGGAATTAATACTTCATACCCTTTTATTATCATTCCATTTATAAGCTTACAATTATTCTTGTTTAGCCCTAGGAAATCCAATGCTTTGTTTTTAGAATTAAATGTTAAGGTTTCTTTATCAGATTTAAGTATTGTTTTAGAACCATTTCTACAAGATGAATCATAATCTATTACATAGTCTGTTATGTAATCATTATCCCCAAAAGCAAAAATCCATTCTCTTTTATATAGAAGTTTATTTTTTCCGATTGCCCTACTAGTAAAAGTTTCTTTGTTTTTACAATTAAAATGTAATAAACATTCAGCAATTGTATTAAACTTTAATTCTACATTAGTTAAAATAGATTTGCATTTTATAGACTTACTCATACCATTATTCGCGCCTTTAAGTGCTTCTGATATTTTCTGTCCAGTTCTTTTCATCTGTTCAACTGTTCTTCCTTTATAAGTATTACCACCCTCGCCACCTTCTGCGGTATTATAACCGTTATCTATGGAATCGTAATACTTAATCCAATACTTCTCCTTTTCATTTAATTCTTGTTGGGTATTTGCAGAATCAATTTGTTCTACAACAAAATTATCTGCCCCGTACTTGCGAATAGCTCGATGAAAATAATTATCTGGTAACGTATTGTTTTTAGCTTCTATTAAATGTCGCTTAAACCTTTCTTGTAAAGGTCTAGTTGTTTGACCAATGTAAACCTTTCCATTAACTGTGTTTGTTATCTTATAAATTACTTTATCTGCCATTCTTTTTCCTCACTTAGCACGGTCTCAACTTTAAGGTCCTTAAAGTCCTAACCGTTAGCCTTACAACATAGTCGTAGAACACCAAACGAAACCCATTCAACGTTCCACAATTAATTAGTAGTAAGACACCCTTAAGCAGGTTCAAAAGATTTTAGATGAGCTATAGTTTACGCTTACCCATCGTTGAAAAGACTGCCAACGGCGAATCTTTTACAGGAACTAATTTTTTCATTTTTAATTCTCCTCTATGATTTTTAAGCCCAGTTTCTCTTCTAGCTCTGGGTGTTGTTCTATCATTTCAATAAGCTTAGACTTCTGTTCGTCTGTAAGTCCGGCTACAAACTTCTCTTTAAGCTCGTAAGACTTTGTATCATCATTTCCAGACCAGTCGCAGTTTGCGTAGTTTGGATAAAGCCGTTTAGATGTAGACTTGATTGCAAGCTTATAAAGGTCGTAATTCTTGCTTCCCTTATCGTTGATTCCCTTTTTCTTCTGGAAGATTCCACAAGGGAAGATAGGTGTCTTGTGAAGTTTTCCAACACCGTCCAATGAAGCTTCAAGCAATGCCTTGATAACCATACGACCTTCTGAGAGTGTACAAGTACCATAGTTAATAGAAGTAAATGGGAGCTGATTTCCAGACCTTGACTGCAATGTATTCAAGTTATGATACATACCTTCAACTGCCTGTAAAGTTTCCTTTTCAGTTGCAGCTAATGCCATATCATAAATCTTTTTATTGAACTTGTAAAGCTTGCTGTCAATAGAAATGTTCATAGCGTCTTCACGTGCTACTGGCATTTCAATTGGGTCAAAGTTTTCACCTTCGTTAAATGTATTGTATGCGTTGAGAAGCTCTTTGAAATGTTTCCAGAAAGAAACTCTTACATAAGGGACCATCGTCCAATCCAAGTGTGTTGCGGATACTCCACCGAACTGTTGTAATGACTGCAACTGGAATATAACTGCCACCAACTGGAAAGCGGTGTTTATGCTGCTTGCCGGACGAATATCTGTCTGGCGGGTATTAAAGCCATATTTAAGCAAATGGTCAAATGGAATAGACAAGCAGTTGTGCATTCCAACAACGTAGTTGTCCAAGTCGTGAATGTAGATACGATTGTTGAGGTGGTTCTTGGTGAACTTTGCAGAAATGTAATAGTCCAATGCGAGCTTCTTCATAAGCTCACCGTCTGCTTCACCCTTACGTCCACCGAATGAATGTTCATCAACGTTAGCATTCTGGTTCTGGACATCAGAAGCCTCAAGCTTTCGTTTGATTTCCTTCATTACGTCAAGACGCATGAAACGTTCCTTAGCACGTTCATCACGAACACGAAGAAACTCTTTACCAATAAAATAAGCCTTCTTATTCTGGAGAAGGTTCTGCTCAACAAGGTCTTGGATTTCTTCTACTTCTACTGTATCCCGGTGCCCTATCTTCTGAACAACCTTTGATGCGATTGATGTGACTGTTTCGTCATCTATTCTTTTTTCTGTTGGAACGGACTTATTTGCCAAGTTGATTACACGTTCAATCTTCTTGACATCAAACTCTACTCTTTTTCCGTCCCGTTTAATTACGGTCATTGAAATTTTCTCCTTTTTAATCAAGTGATGGATATAGTTAGTAGACACTACATCTAGCTAAAATTACATACCTAGCACGCTAGGTATGGTGGTTATTTTTAATTACTGTCTAACATTTATAGATATTTAGCAATTCGTTTGAATTCCCAAAACAATGCTTAGTTCGGGTCATCTGACCAGAACTTGCCCTTATTTACATAGAATGTTTTAAGGCTTGGTGCAAATGAATGAATTACGTCACGAACCGTAGGCTTATGACTGATTACAAACAACTGGTCAAATAAGTCGTTAGAAAGAATAGCCTTGAACAATGATTCAGAGTTTTCTTCTGTTCCTGCCTGGTCAATTTCGTCCATAAATGCAAATCGAAGATTATAAGCCCGACACAAAGCAACCTTGAATGCAATAGACAAAATAGCTTTCTCGAACCCAGAAGCCATCTTTGCATTCAAAAGGTTTTCCTTTGTCTGCACCATACCGTTATTTATGTTTGTTGTATAGAAGAACTCTACACCACGCTTATTCTGGAACAACTTTACGGACATTTCTGGGAAGATTACCTGAATGAAATTATTCATTTCGTGTTCCAACATCTGACAAGTCTTCAAAATAAGCCAAGCTGGGAAAGTCTTATCAAGAAGCGTAATTGCTTCGTCATAAGTTGCTTTCTGACGGCGATAGTTTTCAACAGAAGCTTTTGATTCTTCAATCTTTTTATTCATGTCTTCTATTGACTTCTTAATGTTCTCGTTATTCTGGAGAATCAAGTTGTTCTGAACGATTTCATTGTTATATTCTGAAATCTTCTGTTGCAACTGCATAAGCTTATTCTGCTTTTCAGTATACACATTCGTTATACCTTCAAGTTCACCAAGCTCTTTATCACACTTTTCAGAATCCAAGTTCAGTCCAGTCAATACAACATTTTCATCTTCTATCTTTTTCTTGATGTTGTCAATTTCGTTGACATTTGCAGAATACTGGTCAATCTGCCCTTTAATTCTTTCTTGTGAACCTTTATTTACCAGTATCTGGCTATCAACGTTCTTAATCTTATATTCTAATGTTGAAATGTCTTTTGAAATATTTGACACTTCGATTTCTTTATTTCTAAGCTTTTCACGCAAGGCTTTCACATTTGCGTCGGCAGTAGAAACTTCGTTCTGTTTCTGTATTTTTAGCTGCTCTACTTCTTCCTTATTCTTTGTAGCAGTAGTCAAAGCTTCATTATACTTTGTATGGTCTGTTCTATCAAATGCATGACCACATTCTGGGCAAGTGCCGAGCTTTATCATGTCAATGTGTTTCTGGGCGTGATTAAGCTCTGCATTCTTGTTTGCCAACTGGATGTTAAGCTCGTTAAGTTCGGTTGTCTTGCTTAAAAACAGATTATGTTCTTCTGTAATCTGATTATTAATTTCGTCTCTTTCTTTATCTTCCGTTTCAAGCTTAACTTTGAGGTCTGATATTTCAGAATTATATTTTTCTTTTTCCTGTTCAAGGTTTATGTTTAAGCTGTCATATTCCTGTATCTTCTGGTTAAGTGTATCAACCATTCCACGGTTTGATTCAATCAATTCAATGTCATGTTCATACTTTGAAATGTTCTGCTTACTTGTATAAATCTTTGTCTGTAATGAAGACTTTTCGGCGAGAATCGTGTCCTTTTTCTTGATAAGCTCTGTTGTCTGTGAAAGCTCGTCATTCAATGACTTTACAGTATTATTCAAGTCTTGAATGTCGCCTTCTTGGAATGATAAAGGTAAAAGTTCCTTCACTTCCGTTCGACGTTCTTCAATAGACTTTGTATTGAACTCAATCTGTGCGTTCTGGTAGTCAATACTTTCTTTAATGCCGTTAAGGTCTTCTTTAAGCTTATCTACTTTTTCAGTGAAATCAAACTGGAACAGCTTCTGAAGGTACGCTTCACGTTCTGTTGGCTTCAATTTTGTGATGTCGCCCTCATTCTGCATAGACATAATAATGTCTGCATAGTAAGCAATATCAAAAGAGTCCAAAAGGTCTGTTACTTGTGAGTTTACATAGGTCTTCCCGTTATAGACTGCATTGCGGTCCATACCAGAAGATTTTTTATTAAGAACAATGTTAATCTTTACTGGAGCACCTTTTATTTCTGCGTCCAAGGAAACCGAACAATTTTCTTTACCAAGCATAATGAACTCTTGGTATTTATCAGAACGTTTATCTTCCAGTAAACATAGTGCTACTGCCTGTAATACAGTAGATTTACCTTGACCGTTATTACCTACAATGAGGTTTACGCCGTTATTAAAGTCAAGTTCTGCGTGTTCAACGCACATAAAATTATTGAGAGTGAGTTTGTTAAGTTTCAACATATGTATAGTAGATATTAATAAAAAAGACCACTATATTCTGTATAGTGGTCTTGTTATCTACTACGATTTTATACCCAACTGGACTATCGGCTGGATACTAAAGAGGAATTTGCTTTGGTCTTCAAGCAATTCAAAGCCGTCCATTTCTGGTTTTTTAGTTCCGTCACGGAAATCTATAAACGTTGAATCACAATGAAGTTCTTCTATATTAATCGGAAGTTTTACCTTAAAAAGATGGATATCTTTATCACGTTTCTGATTATGGATACCCAAGTCTTCAATAGTTTCATTATTTTCGTCTATTACTAAACCGGTTTCTTCGCTAAGCTCACGAATAGCAGATTCAAGGTCGTCAGCTCCGACATTCTTGCAACCCTTCGGTATGTCATAAACGCCACTCGGTTGTCCAGTAGGATGACATCCTAAATACTTTCCAGTATTCTCATCTTGAACCAAAAAACCACAGGAAAGCTTTCGTCCATTTGGTCTTAAATAAATGTCTTCAAACTTTTCGCCGTCCCAATGTGTCAAAATACCGTCGTGATACCAGTCACCACGTTTATCAAATTGCGGACCAGGTGTTTTTACCCTACTCGTCTGTGAAGAATGAGAATGACTATGATTGCTATGATGATAAGCTTCATTGTAAACATCTAAAAAGAATTCCTCTATGTTATTCATAGATAATTAGTATATTATAACATTACTATAAAATTACCCTGTAAAATAAAAAGGCTACCATTTCTGGTAGCCGATTAATTACTAAATCCATTCACCCCTTAAAATAGGTATACGGTTGTGGTCTGAAACATAACGCCAGTCACCAAAAGCAGAAAGATAAACGTCAGAAGAAGAATACTTTTCCTGGTCTTCGCTTAGAGCTTTTGAAGTTCCGTAGTTTTCTACATAACGAATGTGTCCGGCAGCTTTCTGTTCTGGTGAACGCCAGTCTTCGTCGTCTACTTCCGCTTGTGCACCAACTGGAACATTATCGCCATTAAAGCCAGTAAGTGTTCCCTCATAATTATAGAATGTATTTGGGTTAGCAACATCGAAGTTATAGTTTTTATGCAACTGGTACAAAGAACCAGAAGCGAAGTTACTCATGTTGTCTGGGTCTTCGCCACTACGCTTACCAAGCCCACCAGTTACTGCAAAGTTTTCTTTTACGAAACGAGCCTGTGTAATAATGTTGTATTTGTTACCCATTATCATAGCTTCAAGCTCACGCAAAGAATATGGAACTTTACGTGGTGCCCAGTAGCCGGCTTCAATAGACTCATTATCTGATACTACGTTCTTGTCGCCGTTTGAATCAAGCTCTGCCTTAGTCTTTACGTCTTTCCAAGCAGTAAAGTTCGTAATTCTACGGTCTGTTAGTTTACCGTCTGCGTCTGCATTCAATATGGTTGCTTTACCGTCGTCTACATTTGCAACGATGTCGTCTGACAAAAGCTTCAATGAACTATAAACCGGATAAGTAATCTTGTTATTCTGGTTTATAAACTTTGTTACATTCAGCTTCTGGTTAAAAAGATTTATGTTTGCAGTATCGCTTGTCGGTGTATACTGGAAGTCGATTGGGTCACCATACTTTGATTTCTGCTCGTCTGTATACTTGAAGTTAAACTCAGAATCTGGAACCTCTGTCATTGTTGTATCTGTATCGTTCTCATAATAACCGTCGCCCTTTGGAATTCCCATGTCAAGTGCTTCTGCACGGTCAGTTGAGTTAACGTCACTTAAACGACCACCAGTAAGCTTTTTAAGCATAATCCAGATTTCATCAATTGTCGGGCCAATGATACGACCGTCTACATACAAGTTACCGTCCTTAGGAACAACAGAAGGGAACTTCGTCATGTTCTTATAATCGTCGTCAGACAAATAATTTTCTGGGTCAAACCAGTTTGGTGGAATCAAGCTTTCCGTTGTAGGTGCTGATTTTGCATTGGTTCTGTTGATTGCAGCAATAGGCAAGCCACGAACCATTGGATTATTACCAGAAGCTTCATTTTCAATAAAGTTTTCAATCTGGGTGCTGCTTCCAGGAACTGCAATCTTTGAAGAATAGTTTGTTAAGTCTTCGCTTGTTCCTTGCTTCAGTCCTTTTAGGTATGTATCGTTATCAAGAAGCCTAGACGTATAAATATCTACTGTTGGAGATGTCTTTGGAACGTATGGCATAGAAAGTTCTGACATGCCTACGTCCTTTACAATGCTTTCAGAGTTGGTACTTATACCAGGTGCAGAATGTGTCTTATCAATTCCACTACGTGTATCAATTTCGGCAGATGCTGTGCTGAATACGTCATACTTTTTGAAATCTGCTGCGCCAGACAACATTAATTCGCTATGGATTACCTTAGCATCTTGATTTAATTCCTGGTCGAAGTCTTCTGGTTTTACATAGTCGGCGAAGAATGGGGCACGAACCCAAACAAACGTGTTTTTAAGAAGCTCAAACCATCTTGAACCGTCATATGTGTCTTTTGCTTCTGGAGAAGCAGATGTAAGAATTGACGCATTTCCACCAAGGTTTACTGCTTCTGCTACATATAAGCCCTTCTTGTCTAGTGTAGTCCAGAAGTTTTCGTATGAACCAAATGTTTCTTTTATAGAAGCCGGTGTTAAAGTGTTCGTTGTGCTTAAAAGGTTATTAAGACTCATGCCTGTAGCTTTCGTAACCAAAACGATTGCATACCAAGTATAAGGGTTAATAAAGATTCTATTATAAGCACTCATACCGTCTTGCATAACAAGCGTAGACTTGAATGCTTTATCCGGTGCGGACAAAATAATGTCGGCGTTATTACCAGAAGCTCCAGCACCCGGCGTAAATGCAAGCAATGAAGGTGGGCAATAGTTTTCCCAAGTAATACCGTTACTAACGATGTTAGACATTACACCTCGTGAAGTGAATACGTCTGTTCCGTCTGGCTCCAATGCTGAGTCTTTATCATAAATGGTAAACTTGTTACCAACAAATATCGGAAGTGTGGTTTCCTTAATAGAAGCACTACAGTTTACAACTTTTCTTCTTGCACGTGCATCAAAGATAGGAATAGAAACGTCGATACCGTATGTCCACCAAGTAGATGTTTCAATCGTAGCTGTCTGAGATTGGTCGATACTATTATCTGACTTTAACATTGAAGAGTTAAGACAGATAATGTCGTGTTCCAACGCCGTACCTGCCATTGAATCCTCAGAGTTAATCCAAAGATTACCATTAGAATCATAGAACAAGTCATAAAGACTTACCAATGAGTTCTCAGTACAAGTAGGAGTCGTTGTTAATGTATGTTTCCAAGGTCTTGTAGGTGATTTTATCATAAATAAATAGTATCTCCTTTACAAAGAGTTCTATTTATTTAGTTGATAATATTTAACTATTGATGTTTTCCATTAATGGCTCAATGAACTTTTTCTGGACATAGTTAGAAAGCTCACCATAATCGCCACCCTGTGTTTTCATAAAGAGATTCTTGAATGTATCAGAAAGGGAAATAAATACGTCCAAGTCGGGTTCTACACCTTTTGGTGTTGTAACCATACCAAGATTCTTGATACCCATATTTCCAATGTAAGGGAGCTTTACTCTTGTAAGTTTTGTTTCGTCCGCTTCTGCAACACGAAGCATAATGCTAAAAATGGTATACTGCCATACCTGACGAACGATGTCTGCTTTTACACCAAACAAAGATGAAATTTCAAGTATCATCTTTTTTGTGTCTTCGTCTTCCTTAAAAATATTATCTACCATTAAAGTCACCTTTTCCGTAATTCGTTTGTATAGTATATTAACGCCGAACTAAATTTATATGAACGTTAAGGAATGCTTATTTAGAATGCACCACGGTGTATTTATTTCAGACGATGACGACGAAATGCTCCAAGAGTTTCGTGAGCTTACTGGTGCGAAATTCAAGATGCGTCCAGACGATAAATACACTGCCGACATGCAAGAATACAAAACATTTGAAAGAATGATTGACCGTGACCTCTATCTTGGCATACAACAACCAAATGCTGCCGGACTTCGTGGACCACAAGGAACGAAGGGAAATGCGAGAGGAATGTCATTCGACAGCATCTGGGAATTTGCTTATTATGTCTGGAAGGTAGACGTAAACGGTGAATTATGTGAACGTAATAAAACCGAATGGGTTCCATACACAGACGAAAGATGTAAAATACGCCGGTTCTACCCGGACTTCAAGATTTCTACAGGATTTGCAGAAGTAAAAGGTATTATGCGTCCATCAGACATTCAAAAGATGGAACAACATCCAGAAATAGAGTTTATTCAGGGCGACCAGATAAAAGAAATAATGAAGGAACTTAAACAGAAAGTTCCAAACTGGCGGTCTGAATACATTGCTTCCTAAAATAATAAAGCCCCGTACATTCCGGGGCTCTCTTTTACTTGGATTCCTTTAAGTGATAAGTTACAAATCGTTCCTGCACAAATCCTTGGTCACGTGAAGCTTTACAGCCCTTGTAGCCTTCGGCGTTTGGATTACCACCCAAGTGTTCACACCATTTACAAACAAATGCCGGACAACCAAGTGAGTCCAAATCTTCTTCGTCCCAGTTATGAGCTTGTATCTCACGGATTGTTGCCAAATACTCATTGATACATTCACGAAGGTTGTTTGCGTCATACTTTACTTCTTTTACCGAAGCAAGCATTTTGTCTTCTGGTGTAACCGGTGTCTTCTGTTCAGACATTGGGAAGAACAAATACAACTTTACATTTTCTGCAATCTGCTCAAAGTCCCATCCACGCTCCTGACCTTTAAGATAAGCATACAAAAGCAACTGGTCTTTATACTTTGAAATAGCCGGGGTCTTGCCAGACTTGTAATCAAAGATTTTAATACGGTCGCCTCTGTCCAAACAAAGGTCAAGTGCACCAATAAAATGTTCACCACCTAAATCACCAGAAGCCCAGCCTTCCTGGTATGTCTTAAATCCAGTAAGCTCTGATTTCGCTACGAACTCGTTCCAAAAAAGGAAGAATCGTTCCAGTGCTGCTCGCTCGTCATACTTTGTTGTATCTACATTGTATTCCTTAATCTTGCTTTCAAGGATTTCATACAACTTTGCATGCTCCATTCCTGTCTTGAAGTTTTCAACTGTTTCATGGAAACAAGTTCCCTTATCTGCTTCTGTTGTATCGGCCGGTTTTGAACAACGCCATTTCTGAACGTATGTGTAATAATACTTCAATGGACACTGGCGATATGTTGAAATACGACTTGCTGACCAGTTTGGCTTATCCGATTTTCTTACGGAGCCATTATACTGTGGCATTTTATACCTCCCCGTGGCGTTGATTTACAAGAGAACTGATTGGAGTTTCTTCGATGTCCCTATCTGTAATAATAATCTTTTCCTGTTCGTATACACGGCAGATTAATTTTGTAGGATTATCGTCTACTCCGGAAAGAGTGTAAGCATCTCCTTTTTTAGGAAAACGAACGTCTGATACAGAGCCACATTCTGTGCAACTTACTGTAAACCGTTCTGACTTAGGTGCCAGTACCGAAATGACGAGATTACCGCCACATCTACATTCCCCTAAACAACGAATGCTTTTTAATTTTTTGTCTAGTTTCTTTTCTTCTGCTGTTTTTGCCATAGTGTTATATTAATGAAATCTCCTTGGATTTTGTATAGTATTTATTTAGAGAGACCTATCGTAATCAAAATAAAAATGAGGAATATTATAACCTTATTTATTCATTACCCTGATTCTTTTTTCGTCAAATCAGAAGCTTTTGTACCAAACTGGACACATATCCTTCCATTAAAGCCATTTTTGCCGTTTTTTGTGTCCCTTCTCTTTTATAATAATAATTCTTTGGTGCTATTTGACTCGTTCTCTTTGATTTTGTATTCTTTTTAGATAAAATTCCCAATTCTAATACTTTCTGAGTATATTTATTATTATAGGAATCATTACCTTTATTCATCTGATTAACATTCTCTGCATTAAAAATTTCAAACTGAGTAGCAAGTATCTGGATTTTTGCCAGTTGTTCATTGGTGAGATTACGGTATCTGCTAATGGTAGTCTTGGACAAACCAAGCTTCTTTCCGGCTTTACGGCAAGATTCGGCTTTTTCCATATTCTTTAAGCGAAGAATGTTTGAATACATTTTTGCATAATTATACAGTTTTGCGTGATAGCGTTGTTCGTCTGTATAGAACTTGTTACCGGGCTTATTGTATTTCTTTATAGACCAGTTCAGTACGCTTTTACAAGTAGCCGTCAATTCCTTAATTGATTTTTCTTTCTTTCCTTTTATTTCTTCATTAGCCCTTTTTTCAATAGCTAACATAGCTTCCATAGCTTCGGAAAGATTAGGCATAGCATTATCGTGTTCACGAGCATAATCCCATACCCATTTCCTAAGGCAGCTTACTTCATAGTAATTGCGTGAGTCTTTATTTAATTTATTGGTTGATTCTTTTGAGTCGTATGTTACAAAAGCTTCGTCAATAATCTGATTTGTTTTGTCAGATTTCAAGATTCTTTCTACGCTTTTAGCTTCCTTTGCAGTAGGAAAAAAAGGTTCAGTTACGCCTAAAATCTGGTTAAAGTTATTGTCAAAATCAGAGTAGTCATTGAAGTAGAATTTTACTTCACGAAGAGTAGTATTCTTGTTATAAGGGTTCTTACACTGCCACCCGGTAAAATGTGCGTCACCCGGCATACCTTTGAAATCAGCCCAAAGCTTATTCAAACCTACACCCATGTTTAAATAGCGGCGGCATTCGTTCTGGTGCCATACATTGTCATAAATTACTGTATCATTAATACCGAAAAACCATCCGACCTGGATGTTTCCGGATTTTTTGTTGTAATAAATGTAGCTTTGTTTAGGAAGCCCGGATTTTTTTACGAAATCTGCTACGTCCTTTTCTGCGTCCTCAAAAGACCTATATCCAAAAATCTCGCCGTTGTCTAATGGCTCAAAATACTTGTTCGCATCAAAGTCCAAGACAATTACGTCACGGCGTTTATGTGTCATACCGGTCGAAGCCTGAATATATAAAGCGTATTCTGGCGTATCAGATACAGCTTTCCATGCTTCTGCAAGGCAGCTATAAAGTTGAACAGACTTTTCATATTTCAAAAGCTTTCTTTCTCCGATTCTATGACCTTTATAGTTTCTTTTATAGAGATGAAATCTTGAAGTGTAATATGAGAACTCGCCGGTGCCTTCTTTTGTTTGAAATCGTTTACAAGCACCTTTATCTAATGCTATATCAAAAGAGTTTCCGTAGTGTAATGGTTTAAAATTTGGATTGTACACGTAGGATTTTCCTTTTTTTGTCGTTTTTATCTTTATTTCCGAATCTCTTACTAATTTATCAGACATTGCAATAGTTCCGTTATTGTTTAATGTTTAGAAGCCGTAGAATATGTTCCGAATTCTGCGGTTTCGCTTTTTTAAAATATAATACCCTATTTTAAAAAAGTTTTATTCTGGGTAATTAGTAGCCGGATTTTTAAAATTATATGCCATTTTCATTATATTAATTGACCAAGTGAAAACCACTATACAAAAACTACGTATAAACTCTAAAAGTTATTTAATATAAATAGGAAATAATTTAGAGCTATACAATGAAGAAATACGATTACTTAAAAATCTTAACAAGTTTTAATCATCAAGAATACAGTATGTTCTATCAGCTTTCCATGAACGAGGAATACGTAGCACACGAAATCTATGAATCAATCCGGCAGTCTGTTCCGGGATGCTCCCTTATGTTTATGCAGACTCCTAATCAGTTCATCCAATGGCTTACTTTTTATTCACCAGAAAATGAAAGCTTGTCGTATTTTGATACAAAAATTATTGGTCATATTAACCGAAATAAAAAGTGGGCGGAAGAGTACTACGGCGACTTGACGAACGTAGATAACATCTTGATATACCTTATTGCTTCCTGGCGTAACAAGACTAAGACACTGAAAGCAAACATGAACATGCTTCAGATGATTTACCACGAATACATTCGCTTCCTGAATACAGAAAAAGGTCAGGATTTTGCTTACGGTAAATCACTGGACTGGGTAACGGAAGATGACATATACGAAGACGGTCTTTATTATGAAGACAAGCCCTACTGGGAAACTACGCTATACCGTGAACAACAGTTGTTAAAGTTCAAGAAGACGGTATTGTTAAAGGATTCTAAAAGTGCTTTGGAAAACCTTGAAATGCGTATAATCTGGGACTTGACATTCAATTCTAATGGAAAGTTTAACTTGAAGGAAGCAGAACGCCGTGTATGGGCGGAAGTAGGAAAGGAAGCTATTTCACATACTGCTTTGTTCAAAAGCTTGAAGAAGCTTCGTATAAAAATGCTTCAAACTATTTATAAATACTTGGATGACGACTTTGATTATTTTTCAAATAAATCATTTGAAATAGGCGGTCAAGTTATGACATTCAAATCAGCTATTTACAAGTATTTAATTGAAGCAAAGATTGATTTGGAACTGGACACTCTAAATAAAACAGATACCAACATTAGAGTTGTTGACGTTGCTACGGCATGGGCAGCAAGAAATGGCTTGCAGATTTCTACTTATACAGACAGTCCAAATGTATTAGCAAGGGTAAAAGGTGATTCGTATGGAACGTCACACAAAGGTTGGAAACTATATTTTTACAAAGGCGGAGGTTACAAAGATTTTTATAATGGCTTAACTGGCTCTTATAAAGATTTTGAGTAGTTCATACTCTTAAATTAAACAATGGTAGTAATTACAGCAGATAAGTCTCAAGGTGTATTAAACATTAAAGTATCCGGCGATAACTTTCAAGATACTATTGAAACGTTGAAGCTTAACGGTGCAAAATGGAATAAATACACCAAGTTTTGGAATAAACACATTCTCGATTTAG